GACTGCACTTCATCGCTCTCGCCACCTGGCTCTGCGCATCATCCATCACGTAGTACCGCACAATCGCTTCCCTCTGCCTGTCCGTCAGCTCCTCCAGCGCCCTCCGTACATCGCACCTCATGCAAGCCAGCCCTTCCCACCATGCGCCGGGGTGGAAGCCGCCGCTGCTCGAAGCGACAGACGGATCGGAGGAGCGCGTGTGCATCTCCCGCAACTCGTGATAGTTGCGCAGAAACCCCTTTATCCTGCGTTCTGTCTGTTTCAGCGGGTCGTCGGCAGTGCGTATGTCAGTCATTCTATCGCCTCAATCGTCCACATAATGAAAGGCTCCCCTGCTTGTGCACAAGGGAGCCCTTCTGAAAGGAGGAACACCGATACCCGATACGTTATGGACCGTTGCGCTTGCCCAGGGCGCAACCTTTGTATGATGAATGGGTCCGGTCTGCCTTGGCGGAGCATTCGCACAAGTCCAAATTTGGTTTTGTTCTTGCGCCGGACCCAACCCTATTCCAGTCGCCCGTGCTTGCCGGACCTATCCACACACGAGCGACTAGCAGCAAGGAGGTGGAGCGATGCGTGTCAGTGATCATCCGCACCATCATAATACCACGTTTGTTACCTCCGCGCAACACCCCGTGAGCTGGGAGAATGCAAAGGGCACTTCAGAACCCCGTCTCTGATCCCCTCTATCTCTTTCAGTGAGAAAGCCGAGTCCCACAGATGCCTACAGGTTCCATCATCCTCTCTCGACAGACACGACCCACATTGACCTGCGAACTTCGCGCCAGACACGCCAGGATGCCCTACATTGGACGATGGTTTCTCGGTCGGTGAATCAGTCATGACTACATGCAAACCCCTCTCTTGTCGTAGCGTGGTGCTTGCGAGTGACGCTTCAAAACAACACAAGGGCGTGCAACTACTCTTCCGGTTCCTCCGCGTCGTCCTCCTCCTGATCGTCGAGCCGCCCGCACTTATTACAGCGTACACATATCTCGCCCCAGGAATCTTCTAGGTTCTTGCAGTCCTCTCGCGCCGACAAGCAGATGTGAACCTGCATCACGCCATTCCCTTCTGGCATCCTGCTTTCCCCCTCCTTTTTCGCCACAACTGCTGCCTGTGCCACTTGAGCAGGCATTCATTGCTGCACCAAAACCGGCTCGCGGCTGCTCCGCGTTTGTCCGATAGTCTGCCGCAATAAGCGCACCGAAGAGCTTCTATCCCGCTTCCTCCCCCTTCCCTTTTCCTTCGTCCTTGATGAATTTCTGCACAGTCTCAAGCTCAACCTTTGTGAGCAGTGTGCCGCCTACTTCATCCCTGCCGTCCTTGACCACTAGATACGCTTCCCCGAACCTTGCGAGGGCGTAGGCATCCACCACATCATTTGCTTTATGCTCGAACCCCCACTTCTTATAAACATGCAGTCGCATTTCATCTTTTTGCGAGTTGCCTTTGCCGGTGACGAACTTCTTTAGCGTGGCCGGCGGCACAACGATGTATGAGATTCCCATCTGCCGCAACCTGACCCTTGCTACGCCTCCCCACTCGCCGATACTGAACGCCTGTCCTGATCTGCTGCCCATGGAGTAGCCTTCGATGACCGCCAGAGGGAACCCGAACACCCACGCCGCTGTCTCCATGTTGATGAACTGCCCTATCGCTTCCCCTAGTTGGTTCGACAGGTCTATCAGGCGTTCAACACCCCTGTGTTTGCTTGACAAGGTCATCGCGCCGGGTCTCGCTGCTCGTTCGTACGTGCCGTCCACCAGCTTCCGCACGACGCCGTTGTCAAGCACCACTACTCCTGTGCTGGTCAGCGATAGGTCAAGGCCAATGGTTGCCATCATGGCGTCACCTCCACTGCCCACAGGGATGCGATAAGTCCAGAAGCCACAACACCTACTACCAGCACGACGGCAATCATCCATGCGAACGGCACAACACAGTCTAGCCAGTCCAACGCGTCATAGACCCAGTCGGGCATAGAATGTTTATACGGCGATTCCTCACAGAGAAACTCCAACGCTGCGCGAACAACGCTCATAAGAATCGCCACAGCGAATGAGCAGATCGCCAGTGTCGCTACTAGTTTGAAGAACACCTGCACGCCTCCTTCTTCTTGGCAGGCATTGGCGTAGCCCCGAATTCAAACCGCGCCTGCTTGGCTTTTTTGTACGCTGCCCGGAGGCGCGGCGAGTCGTAATTATAGTCTTTGTCTGGATGACCATCGGGCAGAGGGCGAACGGCTTTACAGCATGGCAGGCGTGCGCTGCGCCCGTCGAACTCTATCCCCAACGCGCCGCAATGCCGACATTCGCACCACAAATAGCCGTAGTCGCCCCACCCTATCGCTTCCGCTTTACCATTGGCCACGAGTTCCCGCGCTCTCTCCAAATCGTCTTCGCAGCGCGGCCATTTGACCCAGGCGCTGTCGCAATCATCAGCAAAACTAGGCACGCGCGGTTCCCCGTAGAAAATGAACACGCGCTTCCTTGTCGCGTCAGCAAGTAATTGCGCCTTGTGCTCCTCTTCCTCCGTTGGTGAGAAGGGTTTGATTTCGATCCAGCAATCCTGATCGGGCATCCAGAAGTCAGGGAGATACTGCGTCCCGTCATCGAACTTGAATGTCTCTAGTTCATACATGTAGCTAATACCTAGTGCATCAAAGAACACTGCCCACCTTGCTTCAAGGCGGCTGCGAAACAAATAGCCGTTATACTCGGTTTCGCGGGCTTTGATAAACACTTCCCCGTCACTCCCTCCCCTTCAACACTGCCCTTGCGCTCTTGATCCGTTTCCGCAGCTTCTCATTCTCGGCGCGTAGTTCCTTGAGTCTGGTGTTTCGGTCGGCAAGGACTTTCTGAAGTTCGAACTTCACTTGCTCAACGGACGCAAGACGCTCTACCAACTCGTTCAGGCGGTTTCCCTTCGCTGCCTGCTGCACAATAGCTTGAGTGCGCTTGGAGCACGCTGTAACAATCCCCATGCTCTGCACTATCTCATTGTACAGTCTCAGGCATTCGTCGCATATGCAGACCCCCGAACCGCCAGCCATAAGAATGTCTGTCTCTGACTGAGTTGCACCGCAGAACGAACATCCCAGAACTACCTCTGGACCTTCCTTCACACTCCTGCCTCCTTCCCTTTCGCCTTTCCTTTTCTCCAGATGTACTGCACTGCCTACATCCTCTCCGCCTACCATGTCCACCCCTCCTCACCCTCCGCAACCGCCTGCTTGAGCGCGAAGAGCGCAGTTTCAGGGGTTTCTCCCTTCACGGAGTATTCTGTCTCGCGTACCATGCCGTTCTCGCGCTCTGTTTTTACAGTCACACCGGCCCAATAACCGTCAACACCCCACACCATACCCAATCCTTTACTACCACGCACGTCCCACGTCTCCCTGATAGCGAAATCGCTAGCCAACCAGCGCTCAACCTTGGGTTCTACGTTGTTTTTGCGCCTAAACATCTCATTCACCCCTCCCTAGTCCCCGTCTATGGTCCAGTCCGGGAATGCCGATTCTTTCTCTCCGACCGGTTCTGCCGGTGGCTCTTGTTGGTCCGTCGCATATTTTGCGAGACACGACCACGAGCAGAAATGCAGAGTGGTCAGCGGTTCCACGAACACCATTATCGTCAGGGTTGGTCTCATATCGTTGTCGCACCGGTCGATGACCTTTCGACAAACATCACATTGGGTCGTAACTGTAATCACGTTCTCACTCCCTCAGTTTTCGCTTGTCCTTCTTGTGCGGTTTCGGATGGACTCCACTCCCCATCGCCTTTCCCACCCAATCACCGGGCCTGTCCCTAATGGCGATGGAGGAACCCTGTTCTTCCCGCCGCATCGACATCAATAGAATCGCCGTCTCGTCCTGGTCCCTGCCCAGCCTCTCCGCGATTTCCCAACCCGGAACGCCTTCCTCCCACCACTGCTTCACTTGCGGTAGTAGGCGTTTATCCCAGCCGAACTCCAGGCCCTCCAAGGCGATGTATTGCTCAGGCGGGTAGGTAATCACTGCTTCAACGGGCGATTCCTCGCCAGACGCGCCAGGAGCCTCTAGGACGCGAGTTTGGTTCGCAGACGATGAATCACCTTGCCCGGCAGCGGACAGCCTCACCACGGGGCGCATGGGCTCTCTCACAGACCGCGTGTTACTTCCGAGTGTTACTTCCAAACAACTCCCGGACATATTATATCACCCTTCGGGATTCTGTCACCCGAAATTCGCGACGATTCGCAGAACCCCATTCTTCCACGACGCATTCCCACACACCGGATTCCTTGGGTAGTCCCTTGACCGAGTTCGCCATGCAAGTGTCGCCGCGCAACTCCAACTCCTTGAGTCGCTTGTCGCCGTCCATGAGTCGGACGTGGGTGATGATCGCCGACTTGTCCATCCCCACGGCGATTGTCATGACGAAACGGTCGCGGAAGGCCCATTCGCCGAACTCGGGTTGATTCTCCCTGAACGCGCCGTAGACGGCTTCCCAACGGGCGCGTTCGCGTTGGATGCCTGCATTGAAGAGCACTATCATCGTAGCGGCTATCACCACAAACAAGACAATCGCGCCGAACCACACACCTTCGTTTTCCATCCCTACATCCCCCTCTCCGCAAGAATCCTCCGATAACTCTTCGCATTCGCTATCAACACGTCGCATGTCTCTGCGAGTCTGTCTGCGATTCTGATTCCGAACCGCGCCTCGAAGTCTTTGGGCGACACGTTCGCCGTGACCACCACCGGTCGCTTGTTCCTGTATCTGCCGTCGATGATTCGGTATAGCTGCTCTTCCGTTATCGGGCGAGGCGCTTCTGCCCCGAAGTCGTCCAGGATGAGCAAGTCTGCATCCGTCATTGCGTCGAACACTTCCCGCTCGGTAGGCGCACCTTTCTCCCTATCCCATGTCGCCCTGATTCTGCCTCCGAGATCGGGCACGGACACGAACACCACAACGTCGCCCTGTCCCTCTACTTCCCGCTTGATGCAGGCGGCGAGATAGCTCTTGCCTGTGCCGTTCAATCCCGCCAGCACCAACCCTTTGCCTTGCGCCTTCCTGGTCGGCCATTCTTTCGCGTAGGCGCGGCAGTCTGTGTAGAGTTTGGCGAGTTCGGGCCGGTTTTCCCACTTGTCGAAACTCGCATTTGCCAGGAGTGTTCCCATGCTGCTTGCACTGACTGCCCTCCGCGCCCGGTCCATACGCTTCTGCCGGTCACGTTCCGACAACTTCGCCTTCTCCTCCGCCGCAAGTCTGGCGGCGCATTCCGGGCAGATTGTCGGAGTCTTGCGAGGCGCACCGCAGCGAGGGCAGACGTATCTATCGTTTGGCGATGCGCTCCCAAAAGTCGTCGTCTTCGGCAGTGCGTTCTGTATCAGCGCCGGTGTAGTAGCTATATCCCTGTTTTCTGCGGCGACTGGCCTCTGCATTCTTCTTCGCCTCCTCGATGCAGGACGGGTCTAGGTAGTCCAAGTAGCGCAAACTGGGTCCCAGAAAAGTCGCGGCGTGCATGATGAAATGCTTAGGCGTGTTTGTTGACTCACAGACCGACCTGTAGTGCGCTGCCGCTTGCTGTAACTCCTGCGCGGTCGCCGGATGGTTCTCATTCCGCAGTCGTGCCTGCCACACTCTCCATGCCTCCTGTTTGGCGTGCTGGCGAGGGTAGCTGTTCCAGAAGAGAGAGAAGTCTGCGGAATACTCCACGCGCGCGAACCGACCAGAGGGAGGAGTACTCTTTGTAGTCTCTGTCGTAATCTCTGTAGTAGTCTCTGTTATGTTTTTAGTGTTTCGCTCAAATGGAATTTCGTGTTTCACTAAGTTGGATTTTCGTGTTTCACTAAAATCCAATTTGGCGACCCCCCCATATTTGAGAAGGGAATTGATCGCCTCCATGAGCGCTTCAGGCAATAGACGGACGCACACTGTGGGGCTGCCTTCAAATCGGAACCGCTTCTTTTCAATGACCCCTTTCTCCGCGAGAAGCGCCACCGCCCGGTCGAACTGCCAGGGACTTATCCTGCACTCTTCCCACCAGTCTTCGCGACCCTTCGCAAGCCACAAGGAACCATCTTTCTTCACCCTCAGCTTCGATTGACCGCTCTTGCTTGGCAGATACCAATAGACAATCTGACTGAGCAGTATCCCGGCAATCATATCCCCCGCTACGTCAATGTATATGCGTTTGACCTTTATCACGTCATGGCTAGCCTCTTCCCAGCGCAGGAAGTCGGCGAAGTCCATCACCCCATCTCCACCCCCAGCGCATCGCAAAGCAGCGCAACCAGCATCGTGTCGTTGCAGGTGAAGTGTTTGGAACTAGTCAGTGCATTTCGAGCCTCAATCAGCAAGTCATCGGCTATCGGTCCGATTGCATCTAGGAGTTGTTCCCACTCCACGTCCTCCGGCGTATTGCCGGGGATCATGCTGTCCGTGACTCCGGGTGGCAAATTGCTCATTATTGCACCTCACTCTGTTATTACGCCTAGCACCCGTTCGGGGCGCAATCCGCGTACCGTTGTGCAGTCTACGAGTTGATCTAGCAGCTCCGCAATCTTTGTCTGCGCCTGCGCCGCCTCGACGTGGATGCACTCCTGCGTGTCGGGGTTGTAGTGGGCGCATCCGTTTTGCAGGCAATTGTTGTTGTTGTAAGGGCAACGCAGATACCGCTGCATGATGGGCACTCCGGCATCAGGGTTGTGCAGCATGGCATCTTCTCGCTCCTGGAGATTCTTCATCTCATACCCTCCCATGCGAGTCCGGCGCGACTCGCTGTAGTGTGTTACCCGTGCGCCGCCGGGGCTGGGTTTGAAGCGCTCCCGTTGTGGTTTCGGTTTCTCCATCGCCACCAATTCCAGATAACTGATTTCGTCATCGGTGAAGTCCGCGAACCAGTGCCCGTTGCAGTTGGCGGGTTCATCCATCGGAATGAGTGTCCAAAGGCTACGGTAGACGCCTTCATCGCAGAACGTGCCGTCGTGCGACGTGCCGTTGTATGGGTCTCCCTCGATTCCGCTGTCGAACAGAATCTCGCCGTTCCTCTTGTAGTACCAACAAATCTCGTCTCCCGGATACCGCCTGACGCGCCCTCCTATATCGAGCCACCTTTGTGCTTCCTCGAACGTTGCGCCGTCCTTGGGTTCGAGTTTGGGTTCGAGTTTGGGTGTCTCTTCTTCGAGCGGAGGGAGAAGGATGAGTCGGTTTAGCATGAAGAGGGGTATGTCCTCGCCGTAGCTGCCGTACGCGGATAGACGCTCTTCGCCGCCGGGTGCGTGATACATGAGTTTGCCATCCCGCCCATACCACCAATGCCGCGAATCAGAGTTCTCCACAAACCGCCCGCCCTTTTCCAGATGCCGCTTCAACTCCTCATACGTCACCTTCTTGCAGGTCGGCGGGAGGAGCACGGCGTCTTCATCTGCCCAAACCTTCCGCCACGCGCCCGTTGGTCCCCAGTAGTACTCGTGCCCGTCACGCGCACGCGCCATAATCCTGCCCGGTTCTTTGTTGGGGATGAAGAAGTAGTCGCACTCAGACCGCTTGCCATCTTGCCGCCGAACAACGCCCCCGTCTTTCATCCACTGCAAAGCCTCCCGCGCGTTCCCATATCGAAAACCAAGGTCAATCCAACCATCCGCGCTGTCCGCAAACGTGGACACGAATGTTTCTGTGCCCATCTTTGACGGACTCGACCATAGAGAGCACATGACCTTTCCTTTTGCGTCCAGGTAGACGCTTGCTTCCCGAAGGAAACCCTTATGCCGGATGACATGTCCTTCCTTGAGTAGCCTAACCGCTTCATCGCGGGTATGGGTCGCCACCGAATGCTCTAGCAAACTCACCATTCTGCCTCCTTTCTAACTCGCCCCGGCAAACAGGGCCTTGTCTTCGGGTGTCATGCCCAGGTCTATCTCGTCGTCGATCTGTCGGAACTCAGCGTCTACGGCATCGCCATCGTTGTCCGCGTAGTCGAAACCGAACTCGTCTGTCTGCTCGTCCATCCTGACCGTCGCTTGGTCTGCTGTGAGACTGAGCTGCATTTCGATTGAGAGAATGCCATACTTCGACAACAACCTCTTGAGCGCCGTCTTCTGCGCCATTGCGTCGAAATTGGTCTGCCACGTACCTCTTGGGTTTGAATACGTCTTGCTGTATCTCTTGGCATGCGCCCTGACTTCATCAACGCTCATATACAGGAACTTCTCGAACCCGTTTATGAGGCTGAAATAGGCGATGTAGCCAACAACCTTGTCGCTGGTCCTTTCGCCGAACTCATACTCGCCCTTGAACTTGTCCACCCTGACGATCTCGCCTTCGCAAACCTCCGTCACATTGATGGTCTTGTATGCGCCTGTCCGCATGGCAAGCTGGATATATCCGCGCGTCCCGAGTTGGAACTGTGCCTTGTTGCCGTAGGGCACAACATAGGCGAACCCCAGGTTTGGGTCGATGGGCAGGTCTAGCGTCGCCGCAATCGCCGCCGCCGAGACAACAGACATGGGTTCGCACTTTTGCAGGGCAGTATTGCTGTTGGTGATGTTGATGATGCTCGACATGAATCCCGGCGCTTTGCTGCCTAGTAACTGCTCGAATCTGGCTTTGATTTTGTCGTCGCGCAAGATGGATGCGACCGTGACCTTCGTTGGCACCGGTGCCTGCGCCCCCTGAACCCTGGTCGCAAGCGCCGCCGTATTAACCGTCAAACCGCTTCACTCTCCTCTCTTGGTATTGAGAATCTTCTGTAGCTAGATTCCTTGAGAAACCGCTCGTATATATCGGGTTCCTCTGCTCGAAGCGCCTTGGTGTCTAGCCTCTGGTTCCGCACTGTCTTCCACTGAATTTCTTGGAACCCGGCATAACCCCGTTCGTTCTCGCCCATCATCGCCTTCAATCGGTTTTCCGCTTCGGTCTTGCGCAACCCCGCCGCCTTCTCTTCCGCTTTGGCTTGACAGTACTGCTCCACCAAGTCCGCCGATTCCGGCGGCAGGTCGATGGCGGTTCCCTTCCCCTCTGGATACATCCGGTTCAGCAGTTCCGTGCTCGCCTCCGAACCATCCGGCGCAGGAGGAGTCTCGTTTTCCACCAGCGCCCAGAACCCCTCTGCGATATCCAGCAGCATTCCGAACAAGTCGCGGTCGAACTCCACTTCGTATTCCCGGTATGCTTGCCCACCAATAAGAACTGCCACAAACCCCCGCTTCAACCCACATATCCCCAAGTACCACATGAGCTGTAGCGTTATGTAGTCGGGTAGCTTGTGTTCTTGGAACTCGTCTTGCCGGAAACTGCTGGTGGTCTTGACCTCCAGAACGGCCTCCTCTCCGTCCGGCCCGATCAGCAACCTGTCGATATTCGCCAGTGCCCACGGATATTTCGGGTGTCCGAGAATCGCGTCAACCTCTTCGACTCGCCATTCCGGGTGCCGCTCCGCGAACTCCTGGGCCACGAAACCCTCCAGCTTGCGCCCGAACATCATTGCCTCAGTCTCGGGTTTCGACTCGAACTTCCCGGTCTTGTCCAGCCACACGTCAAGCGGGGTTCTCCACGGGTGCATCCCCGCGCAGGCGGCTATGTCGGAACCGCCTATCCCTCGCTGCCTGCGCTTCAACCACTCCTCGCGGGGCATATCCCTAGTGTCAACTAGCCTTATCGCTTGCAAGCTGCTCCACCCTCTTACCAACCTGGTCCTCCAACCATTCCCCGGTCGCTCGGTTAATCTCGCTGATTGCGTCCAACCCTAGGTCGAGAACGCTCACAGTGCCGTCCTTGGTCGTAATCTCCAGCGAGTGCGGACAGGCTGACTGCTTCCAGCTTTCCTCGCGAATCTTGACCATCACCCCGTGCGGCATGGTGTCCGCGTCACGCCACTTCGCTGATATGCTTGCATGCGCCCCCATTTTCTCCAGCCTCCCTCTTCTTCTTGAACTCATCGCGTATGTACTCGTGATTCATGATCCTGTCCCACGCTCCGTCCACGCACACCAGATACCTGATGATTCCGAGGTCCAACTCCTCCAGCCTGATACTTGCAAACACAAAGTCGGCGTCGCTGCCGATACGCACCGCTGCGTCGCCTTGCGGTGACGTTCTCAAGAACAACTGGTCGTTCGGCCCATCGCAGGAAAAAATCTGGCACCCCTTCATTGCGATTCCCCTCCTATCCATTTAGCTAACCCGCTCTTCGCGACTCGCAATCCTCTGCTGGACCGCCCCAGCTTGCTGGCTGGCAACCTGCCGTCGCTGATCGCTTCGTAGACCGCTGTTTTGGATAACCGCAGAAGGGCGGCAATTTCCGAGACTTTTAGAAAATTTGGCGCATTAATCAACTCCGGAGCAGCAGGAGAATGGCAACCATGGGGCGAAATAGTGAGCGGGTCAGGGGCGATACGCTGGGCTTTCACAAATCTCACCTCCTGCTCGTGCTGTTTGGACGTATCACTGTTCGCGTAAATACTACACCACCCGTTACGTGCTGTCAATACTTATCGAACTTGTCATAGCGGGAATTCCTTGACGAGGCGCACATGGCGTTGTATCATGATGTCAAGCATAAACAACACAAAGGAGGAGGTGTTTTATGAACAGCGCCTCGTTCGGAGCATGGGTTAGGAAGCAGAGAGAGGATAAGGGATGGTCGCAGCGCCAATTCGCTGCACTGTCCGGCTTGACAAATGCCGCGCTCAGTCGCTTGGAGCGCGACTGCCACGATACACATACAATAACCACTTAGACAACGCCGCCTTCGCGCTGTGGACGCTGGGGGAGGCGCAAGGGAGGGATAGGTAGGATGGCGGGAAGGAGGTATGGCGGACATATCCGCAAGATGCGCGAAAACGTGTTCGAGCTTCGGTTATACATAGGGACGGCGGTCGGCGCGAACGGCAAGAGAAAGAAGAAATACTACACGGAAACATTTCACGGGAACATGAGCGACGCGACTGTCCGTATGGCGAACATTATAACAGAGCACTCGAAGGGCGTTTTGATCGACCCAACCAATGTAACGCTTGCCGAATACCTGGACGAATGGTACGCAAAGAGGGAAAAGGGCTGGAAGGCAAGCACCCGCATTCACAAACAACGGGCGCTTGCGCATCTCAAGAAGGAACTGGGGAGCGCTCGCCTGTGCGCAATCCAACCTCTCGATATTGAGAACGCATATGAGCGGATCGGCAAGCGACTCGAAAAGGCGGGACACGCGGGGGACGGCACGCTCCTGCTGGTTCATGTTTGCCTGTCTCAAGCGCTACGGCAAGCCATCAAATGGAAACTCATGCTGTCCAACCCTGCGGAAGACGTTAAGCGACCGGCGTACGACAGACCGAAGCGGCAGACCTGGACCGCCCAAGAGCAGCAGCGGTTCCTGATTGCGGCAAGGCGATACCGACTATATCCCCTATTCGCGCTCCTGCTGCGCACAGGACCGAGGGTGGGTGAAGCGGTCGCCCTTTGCTGGCCTAACGTGAATATGGACACCAATACATATCGCATCGAAAGCACGCTCAGAAGACACGGTACCGTCGTGTTGGAGGGAACGCCCAAGACGGAAAGCTCCGCGCGTAGCGTGCCGTTTTCCACAGAGACCGGCAATGCGCTCCGAGAGTGGAGGATTCGCCAGTACAAAGAACGGTTGGCGGCAGGTCCGAATTGGCAAGACCAAGTGGGCCGGGTCTTCACAACAAAGCATGGGCAGCCCTTGAGTTACGAGGGCATACGCAGCACACTGAAGAGAGTGTGCGCAGTCGCCCAAGTACCCTACATCGGCGTCCACGGGTTGCGCCACACCTTTGCAACAAACCTTGTGGACGCTGGCATGGACCCCAAAACCGGCAGTGAATTGCTCGGGCATTCCAGTGTTGAATTCTTCTGCGACAACTACGTCCACCCTGCGGAGGAGCGAATGCGGCACGCGGTTTTGGAAGCGGAACGTTTTTCGCAAGGTGCGACGTAGAGTAGTATTAGAGTAGCAACCCACGGGATATACAGAAAAGGCGCGGTGGGCCAGGAAACCAGTTCCCAGCTCACCGCGCCTTTCATATGGTCAATATGCAATTATACGCAAGACGTATGCGTTCCCTATTAGGAAGGCATATGCGTATTTTCACACCCCTGCTACACACCTCATTCCGTCATATAGCTGCAGCGGGTCTTGCACGTAACGCCCGCTGCGTGCGGACAAGTCCGCTAGTTCCGCGCCGTAGAATAGTATTAGAGTAGCAAGAGTAGCGGAATCGCGCTATTTCCCCAGTTGCTCTAGCAGGAGTTTGCCTGCCGCGCCTCCGAGCAGTCCGGCGAAGAATGCTAGCCATGCCTTCGCGCTTCCTTCTGCTCGGTACGCGGCTAGAGCAGCATCCCGCGACTCCAGTTCCCTTGTCAGCTGTTCCGTCATCTCCCGGAGGCGAGTCACATCCGCTTCGGCATCGGCATACAGCCTCAGCGCTTCGTCGAGCTTTGCCTTGAGCGACAGGGCTTCCTCTCGCAGCGCGTCCACATCGGCTTCCGCGCCCTCGTAGAGTCTGGTCATCTCCTGCAACCGCCTATCCGTCTCGTTGAGTTCCACGCCGAGGCGCAGGATGGTTTGCAGGAGTTTCGTTCGCTCTTCCACAAGCGCGGATTCAGGGTCCGTGGCGCACACAGGGACAGCGTAAACGAGAATCAGTAGACCCACGATTATACTAACCCACCTGCGCATCTACTTCAACCCCTCTGCCGCCCTGCGCCGTTCGGACTGCCGCTGCTCAATTTCGCGCAGGAGGTCGTTCACTTCCTTCACCAACTCCTCTGTTTTCGGGTCAACAACCTCCGGCGTCGGGACAGGCTGAATCTTCCGCGAGCACCCCGACATCTTGACCCCTATGAATATCCCGAATGCGAGGACGGCGACACAGACGACTATCTCTAGCCAGTGCCGCTTCATCCATCGCAGGACGATGGCCCACACTCTTATCATCTCCCTAATCTGTCCACCGGGCTTTGTAGCCCCGGACATCGACATGCACGAAGTTCTGTTTGTAGTACTTGCCGATCCCGTCGAAACCGGTTTTCGCGGCGGCGGCAGCGAGGTTGTCCACACCGATTGACGCCGCCGACAAGTCCACCGCCTTGCCCGACATATGCTGAGACTTCGGCGAACCGTTCACCTTCTGGTTGTGCTCGGGGCACCGATACCAGGAAAAGCAAACGAGCGGCTTCCCTACCGCCGCTCGCAACTCCTCCAGCTTATCCAGCAGTCCATCAGGCAACCCATCGGGCGGCATCTTGCCGCAGCACCGGCACTTCACTTCACTGTCATCGAAATGCTCGGATAGTTTCATTATGAGCCAACCCCCAACGGCTGTTTCGTGGACGCTAACCAGTTCTTCAGGTCCTTAACGTCGTCCTTTATCGCTTCGACGCACTGCAGACTGTCAGCCAACTTGTCGATGGTTTGCTGATACTGTCCCTCCCGCTTCTCGTTGGTGCGCAGCACCCACCAGAGCATCACGAAAAACAGGATCACAAATGGACCGTTACCCGACAATGCCTTGATGATCTCGCTTTCCATTCACGCGCCTCCCTCGCAATGGCTTATCGAAAGGGCAATCACCTCCCGGAAGGGAAAAGGAGGCACGGCGCGGTGCCTCCTGGGTTGCGGGTTAGAATTTAAGTTTCGGGGGTCGGGCGGCGCTAGATTTGGCTGTAGCGGGTTGGGGTTGTGCCTCTTCTGGGGCTTCCGCGATAGCATCTTCGTAGTACTCCATCGCCTTAACGAAAAGCCGATGCTCGTCAGGGGTTAACTGATTGATGAACCCCTGTCGATCTGCATTCGCCAGAATACCCAGCGGGTGCATGGACGCAAGCGACTGTTTCAACCCCTTGAGAGACCCACCCTTTGCGAGGTATAGGTTCAGGTACTTTGTGGCGGCGTCTTTATCGCCGTATCGCAGCGCCACTTTGTAGTTGTAGAGGGCGTAACTCCGCTCGTTCTCCGAATACCCCGCGCTGTACTTCCCTATCTTCTTCTGGTACTCGATGGATTTGTCTCGAATGGCGAAGTAGGCGGTTTCACCGGGGTCCGAACTATAGACCGGTATGTCGGCAAAACTCTTCCAATACCCTTTCGATGGCAAACCCGCGATCTCGCGGTACAGTTTGTCTACGTCTAGGGCTTGCGCCACATGCAAACCCCTGTCACGAATTGGTGTGGGCTGTAGGGCATTGGGGTATAGCGACTTCTTGAATATCACTTCCCCTGTTGTCTTCATTATCGGACTAAGACCACTGACCACCTTGTTGAATGCCGATTTCGGGGCGCTCATGGCTATCTCGCCGATAGCCTGCTGGAGCGTGATTCTCTTGTTGAGATATTGGCGCGTGATGGACGGCCATTCATCCACCCCGAACCACTCGAAGAGGTCATCAAGCGCTCCGAGGCGGTCGAAGTACATGACGCTGCCGTCTTTCTTGCGCCCAAGAACGATGTGCGCTTGGTCGCGCACGTACTCCGGCAGGTCTTCCTCTTCGTCGCGGAATAAGAGGTAGTTGTATGCCATCAGCATAGCCTGTAACCCTAACGCCTTGATGACGAAAGAACCCACCCGGAATGCCGCTCTCGCCCCCTTGACGCCTAGCGACTTGCCAGCTTTGCTGGCTGTGTCTGGGTCTCGTGCTGCGTTTAAGATGAGCTGCTTCCATCGCCGCATGTTGATCTCTTGGTAGGACCAGAACGGGATCAGATGTTCGCGCAGCCATTTCCCCAGCACAGAAACTTGGTCGTATGCGCCCAGTAGTTCGTTCGAGAGCTTGAACGCCCGGTCCTCGATGTCTCGGAGAGCCATTACCTCTTCGGGCACCGATGCTCCGAAGTTCTTGGGTTTTCCGTCTGGGTTAACCTTCATCTGCTCCATGTAGTCTAGATATGCGGCATACCTCAGTATCGCTTCACGGAAGTTGGTAGCGATGTCAACCTTCTCCCAGTACGCAGACCACAGTTTTTCGGGAATGCCTAGTATCCCTTGCTTCTCGCGAACTTCCATCATGTGTAGGAGTGGTCGTAGTTTGTCCAAGTCTCCGAGTTCCTGCACCGACAGGTTCGACTCCATCCCGCCGCGCTCAAACCAGTCTTGCATATCGGGAGTCATCGAGCGGTCTGCGGCATAGACTTGGTATAACTCCTTTATGGCCTGTGGCACTTTCGCGAACGTCGATGAATTACCTACCTGCGAGATGTGTCCATCGCTTCCGAGGTTTCGTGTGTTGTACTTGACGACGCGTCTCGGCGAAGCAAGCACCCACTTCTTCCACCCCCGCATTAGGGTCCGTGCGGCGTCATCGACCGCATTCCTGGGTCGCGCCTCGGCGAGATTGTCGAGAGTCGCTGCAATCTCCTCGGGAATGACGTATCGCTTCTGCTGTCTGCCTAGAGCCATCGTCTTCCGTATCTGCTCTTTCGTGATCTTGGCTTCCGCCAGGGTGCCCTCGAACAACTGACGCGCAAGGCGTTCGGGAATCGAGTCCGTGATGTAGACAGTGGTTCCGGGTTTGGGGTCCCATTCCACATAGCCTTCGGGGATGAAGTCTTCCCATGTCTTCAGGGACTTGCCCAAAACTGTCTTGGCGTATTGCTTCTTGTACGCCATACCCTTGAAAACCTCGGATGCCGCCCCCTTGCCTTCGGCGACTTCTTCGGCAGATGATTTCATCAGCCAATTCATGTACTGCATCAAGCGCTTCATCTCGTCTTTACTCAACGAAGCATCGGGTTTCTGTCCGGTCTCGGGTTCGGGTTCGACTTGGCGTATCGCATGGGCTTTGGTTAGCGCGTCGATAACGTCCTGCCATTCGCCGTTGTCGCCAGCCGGTAGACTATCGTGCGCCGCCAGCCATTCCAACTCCTTGTAACCCTTGGCTTGCCGCCAGTTCAGAGCTTTGCGATACTCCTTTTCGGCTAATTGGCGCAATTCCTCGGGCGACATCCCCTCCGTTTCCGGGTCGTTTTGCTGCACGACTTTGGCGAAGTGCTCGATGAGGGATTCTCTGTTCGCTTCGGTCGCCTTCCACTTTAGCGACTCGATGATGTTGTAGTCGTACTTATTCAGAATGTGGATCGTCTTCATGATCTCAATGTCGTGAAGCATCCCTGCCATGACTTCGTATTCGGCTTGCACGTAATTCGTGTTGATGTCTTTGTCGCTGCCCGTGCGTTTGCGCAAGTAGGACCGCCCGGAAGGCGTTCTGACTTTTCGGCCCGTGCCGAACCTGTAGCGAACATCGGCGTATTCGAGCACTTGGTGCCTGTAGTAGTCTTCGTTGTCGAGTTTGTCGCCAACATTCCAGCCGATAGTCTTGCCCCAGGTCTTGTAGGCTTCGCGTATTGCCGACCATGCCTCGTGTCGTTTGGCGTGCGCCGTTTTGACCTTCTCGTTGCTCGACGCGAACTCGTCTATACGGGCTTTCTCGGCCGCTAGACCCTCTTTGGTGAACCCGAAGGGCAGGTTGCGTCCTTGCGCCGCTTCTCTTGCGAGGTCATCCAGAATCACCTTGCGAGTAAACAGGTCGGCGTCCTCCGGCGACAATTCAACCGTAATGCCTTGCTGAATCCGAATCGTCTTATCGCCCACGACTCCGCGCTGTTTCTGCAACTTCAGGAGGTGAAACCTTATCCCTTCGTTCCGAGGCGTTCGCGGCAGATGCTCGAATTCGCGGTTGGCTTGGTTGTACAGTCGGTGCCCCCATTCGATCATCTTTGCTATCGCGCCGGTCTTGGGAACGCCTCTTGCCGCCTGCCATCGCTGTTCGATCTCTTCGTCTTGGAAGGCATACTGGCTCTTGCCAGATGGTCGCTTCGGCGGCGCACTGCTCTGCACAACCTTGACAGACAACCCGGCAGGGGGCGTAGCTTCTTCGATGAAGGCATCCACTGCATCAGCCATCTTGCGCTCCATCTCTTCAATGGAAAGGGGTTTCTTGGGCGCTCCCTGAACCCCGGAAGCGGGAGCAGTGGTTAGGGGAGGCGCGGTTGGTTCCGCTTCGGACTGTTTGGTCCAGCCGAATCCCTCGCTCACTGCCTCATACGTGTACGGCGAGACAACGCCCAATATCTTGCCTGCGCCATCTTTGGCAATCACAACTTGACCGTTCGCCGACTCGAATTTGACTGCCCCTTGCTTGACGAAGTGGTCGAACGCCTTGGCTGCAATATGTATTTCATCTTCTGGCCCGCGCTTGAACACTACCGCCTCTAGCTCATCCCCGTGGAGGTGAGAGCCCACACGCCTGTCTACGGATAGCGGCTCTACATTACCGGAGACGAGGGCGCTCACCTCGTCGTACAGTTCCCGCCCACGGTCGCGCACTTCCCCTTTATACCCGGCAGCGCGCGCTTTGCCTTCACGCAGGCGTTCGTATACCTCTTTGTCTATCGGCAGAAGTTGCTTGGTGTCTGTTATTGCTGGTCCGAATGGCGTCTCTAGTATCATCCATTGTTCCGTCTTGTCCAGTATCGTCGGCACCCTGACGTTTTGCTCGGAGGACTGCTTCACGCCGAGCTTCTTCAGAACTGTGTCGATGGCTTCTACTGACTTAACGACCCGTAGCGTGCCATCGTCAGGCACTTCGATCTTGACGGTCTCGCTGCGGTTTTCGGCGTAGCGATTGATTCCGGTTTCTGCCGCTTTGCCTAACGGCGCGTCCGTCATCGGGGCGCGTTGTTTGAGCAAAGTGTCGGCGATGTGTGCCTTTTGTTCCAACGTGAAACCCGTGCCGTCTGTGACTTTGCCTGGTTTGCCGGAGATTTTCACTTGGTCTAGAGTAACGGGGTCGAAACCCTCCGGTATATCTGCGGATGCCGGTTCGCTGGCCGTGTCTGTCCAACCCATTTCGACTGGCTCAATCGGTTTCACCTTGAGTTTATCGAAGGGATCGGCGTCCTGTACGTCATCGGCGTCACCGGCAGGCTTCGTGTCCATCGCAACTCCTGTCTCTTGCGAAGCGACCGGCGCGTGCTTCTCGCGCCACTTCTCAATGAGGTTTTTACGCGCCCGTTCGGATGACGCTAGGAATACCGCTTTATCCTGCGCTCCGGCAAGCGTTGTGGGGGTTGATAGAATATCGGGCGCATCATTGACGATGCTAAGCCTATGTGCGCCTATATCTGCCTGACCGGGCAACTTGACGTGTAGTTCTACATCATATCCGTCGCCTAGCGGAACCACCCTAATCTGCGTAGCGCCGTCCGGCGAGTTGTCAAGGTCGATGATCCCCTTGCGGATGATGGCCTGCTCGTAGGCGGATTTGAGGTTTGTAGGTTTCGGCGCGTCAGGCGCAGCGACGGGTTCCCAATCGGGCGCTGGCGTCCGCAGATTGTATCTGTTGTCCCGCACCAAGTCGATGATCGGAACCCACTGGTCAGCGATTCTGTCATGGTCGCCGCCCGTGACGGTTATGCCCGTGTCGGCGACTTGCCTGATTAGAACCTCCTTCTTCAAGGGGTCAACATCGACGATACGGAAACCGCGATTAATCTGATCTCGCGTCACCCGATGCCCGACACCGTCTCCGAGCTTCCATTTCTCCGGCTTGGCTGCAAGCATCTTGGTCAACCGCTCAATCCTGATCTCATCGCCGCGATTCTTGTACTTCTTGGCGACCAGCTGATCGCGTTCGGTTTTCCACGACCGCATCAAGTCTTCGGCGGCAGCATCTGGAGAAGTCGGCGGTTGAGATGACGCTTCGCCAACTGGCGGCGTTGCGGTCACCGGAGACGACGGGAGCGCTTCCTTCCTATACGCTCCGGCGGCAATGGCTTTCCTTTCTCCGTGCTTGCTCCACTGGAAATGCTCGCCATAGTCGTCGGGGTTGACGAGGTGCAGCGCATACTTGCCGGAATTCCATCGGTGCTCATTGTTGTCGATGCGCACCAGTTTGCCTTTGTCGAGATAGACTGGCGAGTCGTGTTCGTAGGGTTGTGCGATTTTACCGACAAGATTTGCTCGCAATGCGCCGACTTCGTTGCGCGATGCTAGTTTGATGTAGTCGGGTTCACCCTTGCCCCACTTCAAAACGGGGTATTTGGACCGTTCGGCTCGCTCCTGCTCTTTCACTATCCGGTCAGTCTCGGCTGCTTTACGGTTCGCTCTGTTGGCAGCGTCTACGGCTTCTTCCCATGTATCGTAACCGCCATGCGTCGTCACGCCATCCCGAGTGAGACCATACCTGCCGCTGCCGGTCAGATGTTTCTGTGGTTTATAGCGAATGGGTATGCCTGGTTCTCCCGTGTATTCCCGCGGCACCGGTGGTTTCGGTGCGGTTCCGCCGATGCCTTTGACTTCCAGCCAGTCTTCGACTCTGACGCCGCCACGCGCCCCAGCTCTCATAGGGGGCACGTCTTTGCCAGGAGTATGTTGTGTGGGCACTATCACATATCTAGGAATGGGTCGTTCTGTGAAGACCTGCGACGCGACTGTTTGCGCAGGCACGACGTACACGTTGGTTTTCTCTGCCGGGTCTCTCCGGTGCCATTCCGAAAAATCCCACGGCACTTCGGCCACGTAACCAGACCAATCGTCCCAACCCTGTAGGTTGCTTTTCCATGCTCCAACGTGTATGTCTCTCTCGTCTTTGATGTAGAGAGCGGTTAATGGTGTGTTGAGTTTATCGGCAAGTTTTTGCGCTTGCATCGGCGTTGGCACAACGTATATCCCTTTCGGAAGGGGTTTGTTGTTACGCGCATGGTCGAGCACAGCCTTGCGGATGTAATCAACAATGTCGGTATCCCCGCTAACGCCCAATCGCTTACTAACAGCATCGCGAAGTGCCTGCCGATGGTCGCCGCGCGCCGTGCTAGATTCGCGGTGCCAATCATAACCTGCCCGATACGCTTCCTCAAGGTTCTGCGTTGGGTATGCGCGTCCTCTGGTTCCTGTTACGGCAGCATTGTAACCTGCTTGCCAGGCATCCTTCTCTTCGTCAGTCAACATGCGCGCGGGAACACCGTCTTGGTCCAACAAGGATGTGGGGGTTGCATCTTCGGGGGGTGTCGGCACCAGGGACTCGGAAGCCGGCGGTTCAGGCGGTGGTTCAATAACATCCAGCGCAGCGGTTGTGGTTGGCGGTTCCACCGGTTGCACAGGCGAGGGCGCTTGGGCGACATCCGGTGCCGCAGGAACTGGTTGTGCGGCGGAGTACTCTGGCGCATCCATCGCCTTGCCGCGCTCCAGTGCGTCTATCTGCGGTCTGACGTAATCGCGATACCGGCGAGCTTCGGATACAACGTCCACGTTCTCATCCCAACCGAACGTATCCTTTAGTTTCGTCACGAACACAGGCGCAGGAACGAACGACTTGCTCTTTGCTGCTGCTTGCCCAATGTTGTACAGGTCGGCGTGAGCCTGGTCGGGGAAGTTGACAGACACCTGACCGCTCTTTCCGCGATTAATCTTCAAAGAGAATCCGGCAGGCGCAGCAGAAGCGCCGGGCGAGTCGTGCCCTGCAACCTTCAGTTCGTCGTTGATAGATGCCAGCTTACGTTCAGCTTCATACCGCATCGCCGTGAACCGGCGAATGTCCTGCACAATCATGCTTGCCTGCTGCTTGCTCATGCCGCCGCGCTTCAAGGTCTTTTGCAGTTTCGCAATGCTCTGTTGATAGTCATACATGTCGCCCTGCAATTGGTCGCGTTGCGCTGTTAACTCATTGATGTCTGTCGCAGTCGCGGCGACAGGAACCTTCGGGGTTGATGGAGGCGGCGCAGGGGGCGATGGAGGCGTAACGCTTTCCGGCACCACCGGCACAGGCGTTCTGGGCGGGGTCGGAGGCGGGGTTGTGCCGGTCGGAACAGTCAGCACGGGTGCGGCGGGGACTTCTGTTGTCGCTTCCGCGTCGGGTGGCGGCAAGGCGGGAGCAGATTGAGTCTGCACCGCCTCTCCTGGTTGCCATCCCATCCGCGCCGCTTTCTGCACCGCCGCTGCCCGTAGGTTGTCGATAAACACCTTCTTGTCCCTTGCCATGTATTCGCCGGAACGGGTGGCATAGTGCCACATCTTGTCGGCGGCGTTCATCATGTCGCGGTAAGCCGCATTGCTTGCCGCATCATCGCCCTTCTTGAAAGCGTCTTCCCATCGCTTCTCCGCTTGCCTGAACTCGTTATGGGCGCGACTGACCTCCTGCTTCGGCTTCCACGTCGCAGGCGAACCGGTGGTCATCACCGTCTCCAGTATCGCCATCGCTGCTATTTGCGGAAGAGTCTCCTTGGCATACTCCTTGACCGGTTTCCCCGAAAACGGGTATGCGGCGGCGGCACCCCCAACACCGGCAGACGCGCCAGCAATGGGGGCTTCAATGAGGGGGTGGATTCCGGGCAGAGCGGATTCTAGGGCTTGCCGGGCGGCAGAACCCGCCGCCCCTGCCCCTGCCGTGAACGCAATGCTGCCTGCTGCTTCTTTGGCAGTCGGAGCCTCTAGACGCGCCAGCGCCTTCAACCCTTCACGGGCAACGCCGGTTGCGACTCCTCTCCCTGCCGCCCTGATGGCTTCGGGCGCAAGTTGTCCAAGTCGAGCGAGTTGTGGAACATTGCCCAATGCGCCTGTCGCCGCGCCGCTAAGTTGAGCGGCCGTGATGAACTGCGCGAGCTGCCCCGTAGTCTGCCCCGCAAAGTCAAGCGCCTTCTCCGTGCCGGGTGCCATCCGGGGTCGATACTCGAAGTTCTGCATGTCCTGCGGTTTGGCGACCATGTTCCCGACCATGCTTTGCAGGAAGCGGTATATGCCCGCCAGAACTGGATTTGCGATAGCGCGCGGGTCTTGCGCCGGAGCGAGCAGGAGTCGGGCGGTCGCGGCTTGCGGGTCCACATCGAACTCCTCAAGTTTAGCTGCGCCGCCCCCTGCGACATACTTCTCCCATGCGCTATATCGGTCGTTCCACCGCTCTACTTCCTGGAGCGTCCGCTGAAACGCGCGTTCATCGTCTTCCTCTTTGTCGCTCTTCTTTTTCGCCCACTCGCGTCCGTATATGAGGAATGGGTGTTCGCCGTGCCCGAGCCATTCGGTTTCTTTCTTCTGCGTTTTCGCCAATTCAGTCACCACCGAACCGCGTTAGTCTAGAGTTCTGCATCGGGCGGCCAGGTTGTCTTGTACCCTTTCTTGATGTACTCGTCCAACTTGGCAATGATCGAGCGAATCTTCTTCTTGGCGGCTACCGTCTTGGGACTAGTCTCATTCGCGGGATCGCCGCCGTATGCCCTAACAACTTCCGGTTTCGCCCGGCCCTCCGCATCCACAAGCCATGTTTTCGCCCCGCTCGGCCCTTTGAGTTGCCTGTCGAGTATAAGGGTTTTGATGGCGTTGCGCGTCTCGGTACCGGATTTGCTTCCGAGAGGGTCGGAGAGCGCCGTCATAATCGCGTCTTTGGCTGCCGCCTCAGTTGCCGCTGCTTCTGCTGCGTTTGGCGTGCCGCGCAGGTTGTAGCGCGGGATATTGTCATACGACATAGGCACAGAGGGAACTGTGGATTGCTGTCCAGGCAAACCTTCTCCTGTGGCTTGCAGTCTCGCGCCCGCTCGACCCGCCCCGCTGGTCAGGGTGCCCATCGGATAGACCATCGCGCCGGTTCCTCGGGCCGAAGGGGTTGCGCCGCCTCCATAGGTGGCAACGTAGTCTCGCATTATCGGTTCCCAGCGTTCGCGGGCTATCGGCGAGATAGTGCCGCTCAGGTCGGGCAGGTATTGCTGCGGGTCCTGAATGGCCACGCCTGCCTGCGCTAGCTTTTGCGCGATCTGCGGGTCTTGTTGGGCCATATAGAACATCGCGTCCATTACGTTGTAGTAGTCATCCCACGCCTTGGAAGAGTAGGTGTTGGGAATCTTGCTCGCGAAATCGGAAGCTGTTTTCCAGACTTCGAGGTCGTCAGGATTGGTTGCCAACGCTTGCTGAAGCAAGTACGATTCCAACGACCTTCGGGCTGTCGGGTCTCCCATCGTGGAGGTCAATGCCTGCACGTCTTGCAGGCCAACACTTGCGTTTCCCCCACCGTGCCCCTTGTGTTTCACCCAAAAACTAATCGCCGGAGCGCGGAACTGGTTGCTTCCCGCTGTCAAGTAGGGCGTTACATATGTCGCCATAAAAGGCGCAAGGTCAAGCCCTTCGCCCCGTTGCGAGATGTATTGCGAAACATCGGTCAGCAGTTGGGCGTATTCGCCGGGCGACATAACCCCTGGGATTCGCTTTCCGGCAAATATGTCGGACCACAGGTTATAGAACTGCTTATCCTTCGGCGCAAACCCCGACATCTTCCCTTGGAGCGCCGCGATAGACGGTGTTAATTGGGGTTGGTCGTGGGTTGTGTATCCCATTTAGACATCACCACCGTTTTCTTAATAGAGCAAGGTGTATGTATTGGGACTGGATATACCGGTCCCGGTCAGCGCAGTAGGTAGCTTGGTCGAAGAATCGTACCACTGTGTGGAACCGACGGACTCGCCGGTCCGCCCCATATTTTTGAGAGCTTCTCTTATCGCCACCCAGTCGATACCGTGCGCTGCGCCGACAACTCCTTGCCACGTCTGGTTCGCCAGGTTCCCTTGCCCGAGCGCGTTTTGGATAGCGAGTTGCTGATACTGCAAAGCTCTGTCCTTGCTCTGCCCCTCCATGGTGTTCGCAAGGCTTGCGATTGCCGTCTGCTTCGCGTTCAGCGCGTCGAATCGTCTTGACTGTCCCAGCGCATCGCCGGGAAGTTGCCCGTAGAACCCGCGAGCGATCAAGTCTTTGTCGGACTGGCGCATGACATCGGCTATCTGCTTATCGTAAACAGGATTGAGCACGGTCTGCGCTTGCTGCCACGCCTGGTCCAATGTCAGCGCAGGGTTCTCCTTCATGGCTCTTTGCATCTGCTGTTGAGCCTGGTTCTGCTGGTATATCTGGTTGCCTACACCAAAGATTGTCGCTCCGGCTTGGATAAACGGAAGCGCCTCCATCCCCCACCACCTCCTCTACATCCCGAACGGAAGTCCGGGGAATGTCGGCGGTTGCTGTTTCTGCATCCCACCGCCTGGCATCGGGAACATGTTGATTGGAGCCTGCGGAAGCTGTGGAAGCTGTGGAATCGCAGGGAAGTTCATCCCCGGCAACTTGCCGGTTGCCATCCCCGGTTGAAACCCGCCCCGCCTCTGCCAGTTCAGCGGTTCAAGCGGTTGATTCAGCATCCCCGGCATCTGCAGGGGGTTCAGCGGGTTCGGAAACCCCGGTCCCGCGTTCTGCCCTTGCGCCTGCCCCTGCCCCGCATTGGTCGATATCTTGATGTCCTTCAGATAAGGAAGTGCCTCTGCCATGTCGTTTCATGCACCTCTCTTCCCATTCGCTGCGTAGAAGCCCAAACAGAATAATGTCTTGCGGTCTGCCGTTTCGCAGGCAACCTTCCCGTTCAACGCCTTCCTGTGTGAATCCAAATGCTCTTGCGCACCTGACTGCCCTGTCGTTGTCGGCAAGCACTCGCGCCGTCAGCCTATTGAGATCGTGTTCGCCCCATGCAACTTCTTCCACCATCCTGCGCCCAAGGCGAAACAATCCCATGCTCGCCCGATTGTCGATGACGGAAATGCCCACTTCTGCCTTGCGGTTATCCTCATCCACATTGAATATCTCAATCCATCCGGCGGGGGTCCCATCGTCCAAACGGATGACGTAGACGTAGATCGGTTTGTAGAGGTCGGGAGGTTGCACTGCCACGAGTCGCAGAAGGTCCGGGTCGCGCATGTAGGGTTCAATCCATACCCAGTCGGAGTCAACCAAGGGGGTGAGTCTCATGCTCGGTCTTTATCTCCTTTAGTTTCGCTAGGCGCTCTTGCGAGACCAACACCCGCTTCTGCAAATCCGCCAGGTTTCTCTCTTCCTGCGCGATGTACAGGGTGATAGCGCCGGGGTCAATCTCCTCTACCTGTTCAATGGTGCGCGTGAGGATGAACTTGCCTTCTTTTCGCGTCGCCGCGAACGTCGGTTGCACTACAACCCACCTCCTACTTCCAGGTCGGCTTTGATGAATATTTGGTAGTTGATTCGACCAAGGCGTGTGGTCGTAAACTTGATTCTCTTGCGCCCGGCACTGGCGAATTTCGCGGTCAAGTCCAACCCGCCAGCAGGGGTTAGTTCGTATGGCGTCGTTGTGTCTGGGGCGCCATTGAGCGCGGTGGCGGAACCATACCCCGAACCGTTATCGCAATACAAGTTGACTCCTGCCGGGGTTGTGGACTGGTAGATGCCGTAGACCAGGTCGTGTTCGTGGTCGCCGGAACTGGAGGAGGTTTGGACTGCGCTACCGCCCGATCCCGTGGTCGAACCACTGCCGGGAGCCCAATAAGTGTAGGCGTGTCTGTGGTCGGACAGATCAACCGCCAGGCTCGCTGTGCCCGACCCGGTTCCGCCGCTAATGCCGTGCGTGTGCGAAGAATCCCCTATGCTATGGGAGTGGCCGGATTCCGTGTTAACCGTCACGGTAACGCTATGACTGTGTGACGGGTCGCCTGCCGGACTAGCATATCCGCTTGCCCCGTGGCTATGGTTGCCAGCCGAGCCACATGAATGACTGTGAGTGCTGGAGCCAATTGACAGTGTGCCCGACGAGTGCCCGTGCGGAGTTTGATTCACGGTTGCCGTACTCGCTGAGTACGTAGTGTAGTCTTGTGCCGTTGTTCCGGCTGGCATATCGTGTTTGTGACTTGGTATGTTCACACTATGCGAGTGCGAACCGCCGGCGCTAGCCGTCTTGGAATACGCGCGGAACGGCACTGCCCGAGCATGGAGTTTGATGCTCACAATCTGCGTCAGTTCGCTTGGAAGCCAGAAGTCGAACTCGATAGGATATGTCGAGTCCAGTGGTTCCACATCGCCCACTTGCCAGGTATTACGAAGCTGGGCGAATTTCTTGGCGCGTATCGTTCCGTCTAGGATGATATCGTCTGCGGATATGAGCACGTATCCGTTTTTGTCTACCTGCCCTATTTTCAATTGCGCGTTGGGAACCGGTTGCCCCGTGGTCTTGTCAATCCCCATCACGCGCATTTCAATGGAGTCCGCCTGCTGCTGGAAGGTTGACGACGCGATAAGCGATGGGTGGGCAAGTCGATAGCTATTCCCCGCAACTGGAGCGGTATCGAATGCGCTGTCCAGCGTCAAGGTGTTCGTTGCGCTGCCTACAACCGTCCGCACTTCGTTCTGTGCGGGTCCGTCTAGCATCGCCACCATGAAGCCCTTCAAGTTAGCCAGAAGCGTCTGTCCGTCGTCTGCGGTCAGCGCTGTGAAGTCTTTGGAGGTGTCCGTCAAGGTCTTTGCAGTTGCATTGTAGGACGTCACCGTGGATTCCAGCAGCGTTGTGCGCTCGTGTTTGGCTACGGTGCTTGAAATCTCGTCTGTTTTCTGCGCTATAACCGATATGTCGGCAGTGTTATCCACGACCTGCGCTCTGACGGTCACTAGATCCTCCGCCGCCTGGTCCCACAGGTCCGAACCAGCCACGAAGTCCTTGGCGAGACTGTCGGTGACTTCCTCGGATAATGACACCTTTCCGGGTTTGCCTCCCACCACGGGTTCGCAGTAGTCGCTGGGATTATCCCATATATCCCACGAACGCGCCCTGTAGCGGTAGTCGGTGTTCAAGTCCAGCCCGACATCGGAATAGAAGGTATCCGTGCCCGACCAGATGGTTTCCCATTCGCTCCATGTCGCCTGCCCGTCAATGCTGATAGAGCGCTGGAGGTCGAAGTGGCTGAAATCGTAGTCAGGCATACGGTCTATCAGACACACCATCATCTTGAAGCCGGCTATAACCCGCAGTATGGGAATGCCGGGCGGAATGTTATCCGGCGGCGGCAGGTTAGGATGCCCCGGGATTATCTCGATTGTTTGCTCAATTCCGTCTATGGCATCATTGGTCCTATCGACAATCTCGTCAATCTGGTGTTGAAGGCGTCGGTCGTTGAACGCGCCTGTCCGCCGTATCTTCTGCGCCACGAGCACACGCCTCCTTATCAGTAGGTTGTTCGCGCTTCCGAAGCAACCGCATACGGCACGCCTATCGTCAATACGTTGCAAGGATGTGCAGTCGCATTTTCGACTCTCACAGACGCTCTATATCCAAACCGCGAAGTGCGCTGCCTGCCGACGGGATTGCTGAATGTGTCCGTCACCGTGCCATCCACCTTCAGTTTGGCGGTCAAGTCGCCTCTGGTTGTATCGTCTTTCCTGTAGTCAACATACAGGCCCCAATACCTCTTCTTCAGATTGGGCACCTGGAACGCAAACGGTTTTGTCTCCGCGACCATGGGAATTGAAACGCCATTGTAGTCTGTCGAACCCACTCCCAGTTTGATGATGTAACCATCATGCGTCCCGGCGAGAACCGTACCGTCTAGTCTGCTTAACCAACTCCATATCTCCAACCCCGTCCAAATCGCGAACGCTTTGAGGGACCAGTCGTATACGAGCACTTTGTTGTTTTTCGCGCCGCCTGCGAGGTCGCTGTATGACAACAGATATCTCTGGTTGACGCGATCCCATATGCCCTGGGCAATAGCGGGCTTGGCGATGCCATTGACTACGCTTGTAGTCTTGTGCGAACAGAGGTTGGCCACCATCTCTTCGCCTGGTATCATCGCCGCCGTCATCGAGAGCATTGAGGGGGAGATGGCGAACACGCCGCCTGTGCTCAGATAAGTGAGACTGCTTGCCGTCAGAGTGATGGAGTCTGCCGCAGGAGTGCCCTGCGAAGTTGATAACCGCTCCCATACCGCGTCCGTTTCCGGGTCGAGTCCGCGCCACGCCCAAATCGCGTTCGGGAAGAACACGAGCACGGAATCGCCAAACATCGCCAGACCCGTGATCGGTCCATCTGCCAATGTTGGAACCAGGGACGATGTGGGCTTCCACCATGTCGGATCACCCAACTCGGAATAGTACATCGTGGAAGGGTATTGAGGATCGCCCGCCGCGAACATGCGGTGCGTACGGGTATTCATCAACAGGAATTTGCATCGCCGGATCGCAGTCAGATCGTTCTGAACCGGAACCTCGGTCTCGCTCTTGTAGTCAAGCGTCACGGTGCTGGTTCCGTCATCTTTCCCGACCACCATCATAAACAGGTCGGCATTCGGAGAATCCTCTCCTATGAACCGGAAGGTTGTCTTGTTGACCACTATGTCCGTCATCGCTCCGCCGGAAAGGTCCTTTAACTGCACGGTCTTGGCTTCCAGCTCTGGTTTGACGGCAACCTTGGCGGTTATGATGGTGCCGCTCGACACCACTATACGAACCTCTTCGTCAACGTTTGGCTGCTGCGTCCAACCGCCCCATGGGTCTATCTCGGAAGTGATTGGCTGAGTCGTTTTTGCGGGAACACTGCTTACCGCGCTACCGTCGTAACGATAGAATCCGTTGCCATCCACGAAGTAGACGCTGTTTTTGAAGAACACGTATCCGATGCGGTCGGAGGCTAGGGCCTTTACCAGTGTCTTCGCATACGTCTCCTCGTTGATGCTGTGCAGGGATTGACCGATGACCGCAAGCATGGTTGTGCCGCCGCTCATTCTCGGCCATTCAATGAGTTGCGACACCTTCGCGCCGTAGGACGCGGCATTCAGTTTCTGTGTGCCGCGCCTCTTGGCAATTCCTCCGCGCATTCCCAATTCCACGTTTTCGGCGACAGTGAGTTCGTTGTCGGCTATCAGGTCATCGGCGGCATCCGTATTCAGCCCGCCGCGAAAATCGGCGAACATGGCTAATTCTCTTGGCACGACATCTCACCGCCTTACCTGACCACTTGCCATGCTCTTGCTTTCCTCTGCCCGAACTGCCCCGCTTGCTGTTGAACCTTAGCGTTGTACTGCCCCATCAATCTGTCTAGCACGGCGACCTGACTCTCCGCCAGGTTCGGGGTCGCTTCGTGTGCGCGGATAGTTGCGTAGAGCACGACCGCTTCGTGGCAAGTTGTGGGCAGGATGCTCTCGTCTGCGAGGTTCACGAGTCTGTCGGGTGTTTGGTAGTAGACTATATCCAGGACTTGGCTTTCGTTGGGAACCGGCGATAGAAGGATGCTCGTCTGTCCGAGTTTCGCATATCCGGTCGGCACCCCTTCCGTATCTACCGCGTCCGCAAGCGGAATCTCGAACAACTTCTCGACTCCGTACTTCACTTCGCGGAGTCTCAGCAGGTCGGAAGGCAAGGCATACACTGCATCTCCGGCGGTTGTGACGCTCTTCGCTCTTGACGCGAGGCACAAGGTTTTCCGGGCGAAGTCGAGCTGCCCTTCGTTGAGCCAGTGCCGGATTAGGTCGTCTGTGAGTTCGCGGGGCGCGAGTTCTCTCACCCGCGCCCGAACGTCCGATATCATCTCTCTCAGGGTCATATCGCATGACCTCCGATGCTAGGCTCCAATGCCGCCCAGCTTCTTCTGACCAGCCAGTTCGATTTCGAGGTTGCTTGTCCAGATTGCGCGGATGGCCTCGAATTCGGCGTTGTACATGTTCGCCAGCATTGTTGGGTCTTGACCGAACTTCGGCGCGGCGATGATGTGCGCCCTGAGAACGATTAGGTTCTGGTACTCCAAGGGGATTTCAGACTCATCGGTGTCGCCGGCAAGTAACGGCAGGCGCTTGAAGTACCATACCTTGATACCTTTGGTAACAGCCCCTGTCGGTACCGGCAACACGCCCAACTTATTGCCCCATTGGTACCAGAAGGGCTGCGTCGCGCTCGGAGTGTAGAAGGCGTTGTTGAGCGTCGCGCCCCTGTTGATAATGTCCATCGCCATGCACTGCGCCAACGGTCCTTCTGCCTCTGTCTTGTATGCAACCGCGCGAATCCTTCGCGCATCGGTGGGCAGATCGTACTCGTCTTTGCCCATTTCTGTGTCTATCTCCGCCGTTGCGCCGAACCAGCGGGACGTAATGTTGTCAAGCCGGTTTGCCACGTCCTGCTGTCCCGCGTTAAGCCACTGCTTCAGCTCGGCAGTGGTGTATTGCACCTGCCCGATATCGCCTAGTCGCGATTGCAGGTCGGAAAACATCTCTTTGAAGTTCATGGTGGTTTACGCACCTCCTGTTGTGGTCGGAGATTGTTTGGCGGGAGGGGTCGCATAGTTCGCAATCACGTCCTGGTATGCCTGACGGAAGTGCGCCGCCGCATCGTAGTTCTGGTCTTTCGAGTGGGCTATAGCGCATGCGTAGAAGATGACCGCTTCGTGGAGTTCGTTGGGAAGAGAGCATTCGGCGGTATCGCCTGTCATCTGTGTTGGTCGCTTCACATAGTAGAGAGACACCTTCTTGTTGTCCTCTGTGGGTTTGGGATATATGTCCAGCGTCTTCCACACGAACGCGGCAGGGTCGGATATGGTCGGAGTCCAGAACACGTTCCCGCCGTTGATGGCTCGTAGCTCCTCAAATCCAATCATGCGACAGGGCGTTCCCTCATACGACACGCCCCGCCATCTGAGGAAGTCGGCGGGGAGCGAATAGGTTTGCACTCCTGCGATTGTTTCGGATTCGGAGATTTCGCGAAGGGTGTGGAGGGTTTCGTTGGGGAGTCTCTGCGCGAGGTCGAGTTGTCCTGCGTTCAGCCATCCATTTATCTCTGTGTCTGAGTAGAATGTCGTAGCCGTTTCAGCGATTCGCGAACGCACTTCCGTCCGCATTTCAAGCAGGTTCATCTATCATCCATCACCGCCTTTCCATGGCGACGGTTCGTCTTTGGTCCAAATCACTGCGCTACCCCCCCCACTAGTCCGCGTCCATCCCGGCTGCGACGGATTCACTCGACTCCATGCGTTACCCGCAGGCGACGGCTTGCTCCATTCGCCCGCCCTCGCTCTGCGCTCTATCCACCCTGGCGCAAACAGGTCCGCGAACCGCAATGAATCCTCAATCGTCAATCCCGCCGTCTCTATCGAACTGTTCCAGAACAACGGTGTCTTGGAACGTCATGCCAGAAATCTGCTCCATGTCTCATACCACCCCTAATCCTTCTTGCGCTTCTTGCTCGCCCTTGACTTCTCGCGCTCGTTCTTGCGCTTCACCCTTTCCGGCAGGCGAGACAGAGAAGGAGTGGCTTCCTCCCACTCCTCCAGAACTTCCGGGTCGAGTCGCCCGGATTTGACCATCGAATGGAATTTCCTGACCTGTGCCTTCGATTTGAAAGGCAATATTCTTCACCTCGGTGAGGTTGTTCGGAAACGAGGAAACCCCGGCATACGCGCCGTCGTTCCAGTTCCCGCCCCGGAACGGGAGGCATTGGCCACTCCCCCAAAACTCACTCACGCACTGATCTGAGCCAGCCCCCGATCAGCCGTCCTATTTCTGCGTTCGCAGCGACCCAATGCTCGTACTTCTTCACTGCCAGGAAGCCCAGATCCATGCCCAGACGCACGTAGTAGCGCAGCACAGCGAGCTGTATGTCGGCTTCCTGTATCGCCTTCTTCTTGTAGTACTGCTTGTTCGCCCGGATCACGGCTTCCAGGAGCCCGAACATGGCTTGCTTCGTCTGAGCCGCCAGCGTGTGTTTTTCACTCTTGGGATACTGCCGCAAGCACTGGTAGCCATACTGGATCATGTCGTAAGTTTTCTGCAGTACTATCAGGTCCTCAGCCATTCAGAGTCCTCCGGATTAGGGGCGGGCTATCGCCCGCCCTACAGAGTGCATGGAACAGATTACAGATCACGGCTGGATAAACGCCGGGCGGAAGCCGAAGCAGTGGGAGGAGAACGCGCGGGGGTCGAACAAGGTCAGCGCACACACCCCGGCACCCGCGCCGAGGTTCCAGTACCCGCCCCGGAACGGGAGGCGCTCTCCGTAGTTCCGCGTGTACAGATAGTCTCCACCGTGATCCGCATCAATGGGCATCAGTGACAGCACCTGCAATAGGCGCGGCACTACCACTCCAGGCGCGGCCTGCACTGACTGAAGCACCCCAGAGTTGTAGTCGTAGTAGTTGTCGCCCCAATTCCAGGCCTGGTCCGGCGGGTTAACCAGAGCCGTGCGGAGCATTGGCGTCCCCCAGTTCTGGGTGGTCCCGTCGTTAGTTAGCGGTGCCGGCGAGTCAAACTTCAGCGTATCAGGTGTGCCCGGCTCCACCAGGCTGCCATCTTGCAGTATGGCGCGCCATGCAGTAGAGGTCCGGCTCTGATCGGAGGCACCGTCGGCCGCGTTATTGTTTGGGAGTATCTGAATCTCGCCATCCACCAGCC